TGGGCAACGCGCCTCTGATTGCCGTTGCCGCCGCCTGGGGCGCGGGCCGCGTGGCGCTGTCTGCCAATGGCGGGGCGGTCCAAACAAGCGGCCTGACCGGCTTGCCCACCGTCAACCGGTTGGTGCTGGGTTGGGGGTTTGGTGGGATAGGGCCGTTGCAAGGCTACCTGCGGTCGGTCGCATACTACCCGCGCGCCCTGGCAGACCATGAGCTAATCGCGGTGACATACAACCCCGGTGCCACGCTACTGCCTGCACCAGAGCCGCCCGTGATCGACAACGAGCTACCCACGCCGCCACCAGCGCGGCCTGACAACGAGCTACCCGAGACGCCGACACCGAGAGGGCGACGCAATGGCCGGTAGCGCGACAGTCTACGTTGAGCGCGGCGTGCTGGGGCACACGCTGGCCTATACGGCGATGCCGGCGCCCGCTGCGATCTACATCGGCTTGTGCCAGGCCGACCTGCCACCCACCGCGGCGACCGGCGGCACCGAGGCGGCCGGCAACGGCTATGTGCGGATGCTGGCCACGTTCGCGCTCACTGCAGATCCGGACGAGACGATCGCCGCCAACACCGCCACCATCGAGTGGCCGGCGGCGACCGCAGCCTGGGGCACGCTCGGGTTCTTCGAGCTGTGGGACGCCGTGACGGCGGGCCAGCGGCTCTACTGGGGGCCACTAGTCGATCCGGTGGACGGTATCACGCCGATCACCCGCGCCGTCATGGGCGGCGACATCGTGCGGCTCACTGCCGGGACCGTCCAAGTGCAGGCGATCTGATGTGGCGGACTGCACCACAGCCGCCGGCTACGGTCGCTTCCTCTACGGGCGCAACCGGTATGGCGGCTGGCCTGGCGGTGCCGGGCGACCGTATGGCGTCGGCGCATACAGTGCAGGCGCGTATGCGCGCTATGGCGCCAACATCTTCTGTATGGGCGGCAGTTCCGGCGTCGTCTTCGATGCGCGCATTGCCCAGCCGGCTCTCAAGTTTTCCCTGGCTGCGGCGAGCAGCATCACCTTCCTGCCGCGCATCGACGGGTTCTCGCGTGTCTTCAACGCCCAGGCGGTGACGCAGATCGTGTTCCATATGCACGCCGACTGGACGCTCGCCTGGGCCGACACGGCGCCGTGCATGACCGGCGGGTGGACGCCAGCCGTCCCGTGCAGCACGGGCGCCTGGACGGTCGTGGGGGCCTGTGGCGTGGGCGCGTGGAATGGGACGGAACTAGTGCGATGAGCGACTACACCAAGACCAAGAATTACGACCTGTACCTGCCCGTGCCAAACGCCGACAATGATGTGTGGGGCGACCATCTGAACGCCAACACGACCACGCTGGACGGGCTGATTAAGAGCGTCTCAGATAAATCCGGCGTCGTCACATTCAACACGCGAGCCGGCGCGGTCACGCTCACCACGACCGACGTGACGACGGTACTGCCGCCTGGCAGCTCGCCGCCTACCATGGACGGCACCGCCTCGTCCGGCACCGCCACCGCATGGTCCCGCCAGGACCACGTCCACCCGACCGACACGACGCGCGCGCCGCTCAACAGCCCGATATTCACGGGCGTGCCTGTCATGCCAACCGGCACGCAGGCGGTGACGCAGACGGCGGGCACCAGCAACCAGACGCTAGCCACGACGGCGTTCGTCACCACGAGCCTGGGTGCGGTTCCGGGCGGCGCGGTGATCGCCCCCACGGCGCCTGCACTGAACCCTGGCGGGCTCTGGTGGGACAGCGCGGGCGGGCAGCTCTACGTGCGCTACGACGACGGCACATCGGTTGCCTATGTCGCCGCCACGAACGTCGAGGGGCTGGCCAACGCGGCGACCAAGGCCGAGGTAGGCGCGGCGCTGAATAACAGCGGGCGTAACCTGCTGCACAATGGGCTGTTCAATGTGGCGCAGCGTGGCAGGGGCGGGTTCAACACGGCTGGTGCCTACACCGTCGATCGGTGGCAGATATCTTTCGTGTCCGATACTATGCTCGTTCAGCCATTTCAATCGTCTGACGCCACTCGGACACAAATCGGCGATGAAGCTGTGTTGTGGGAATTATGGAACAGCAACTTTGTCGGAAGCGCAGCGGCGGGGGCGAGCAGCGTCATCTTTCAGAAGATGGAAGATGTGCGTCGCCTCACGGGGAAAACCGTCACCGTGAGTTTTTACGCACGGGCGCTTACCGTATTGAAGCTGGGCGTCTCGCTGGATCAGGTCTTTGGTTCCGGTGGCTCGCCATCCGCGACACGGTATGGCAACGGCCAATCGGTGCAACTCACGACATCCTGGGCGCGCTACAGCCTGACATTCACCCTGCCTAGCGCGAGCGGCGTGACGCTGGGCGCTAATAACGATGACCAGACTACGCTCGCCTTTTGGTATTCTAGCGGCAGCACGAACGCCACCCGGGCAGGCAATGTTGGCGTGCAGAGCGGATCGATTGGCCTCTGGGGCGTGCAGCTAGAGATCGCCGCCGCCGGTCAGACGCAGCCGTCGCCGCTCGATAAGCCGGACCCGCGCGAGGACTTGGCGAACTGCCAGCGGTTCTACCGCATCGGCTCTATGAGCATGCGCGGTTACAACACTGCCGCTGCCTATCTGACAGCAACGTATCCATTTGGCACGACCATGCGAGCGGTGCCGTCCATAACCTTGGGCACGGCAAGCTCTTCCAATATGGGCGCGCCTGCGACGGCGGTAATTGCAACAGACATGGTGGCGATGGGTGCGCCGGTAACAGCTTCAGGCGATGCCTGGATCAATATGACATTCACCGCATCGGCGGACCTCTGACATGGCCCTCGATTTTCCCAACAGCCCGACGCTCAACCAGCAATACACGCACCCGACGACGGGCATCATCTGGGTATGGGACGGCGCCAAGTGGGTGTCCGGCACAGGCGCGACTGCCTACGCCCCGATCGCCTCGCCCGTGTTCACCGGCAACCCGCAGGCGCCCAATCCGCCGGCTGGCGATGCAGATACCAGCGTGGCCACGACCAGCTTCGTGTCGGCGGCGGTGGGGACGACGCAGGGCAACGTCGGGCGCAACCTCATCCACAACTCGATGTTCAATGTGCAGCAGCGTGGTGCGGGGCCATGGACGACGAGCGTTTACACCGCAGACAGATGGCGGGCTGGCACTGTTCTCGACACGGTTAGCTTTGTTGTCGCGCCGTTTAATGACGAGGCGCGTGCTATGATTGGGGATGAGACGGCGGCGCAGTTTCTCAGCAACACGTTCACCGGCAACGCGGGTGCGTCGGCACAAAATTACATCGACCAGTGCATTGAGGGCGTGCGACGGCTGAGTGGCAAGACGGTCACCGTCAGCCTATGGGTGGCGAGCAGCTCACCGTCGCTAAAGCTCGGTGCCAACATATACATGCACACAGGCTCGGGTGGCTCACCAACTGGTGCCGTCTGGGCGTCGGCAACAGGTGTCGCGTTGCCAACCACAGCGTCGTATGTGCGCGTCTCGTTCACAATGACATTGCCAAGCCTGTCTGGCGCTGTGCTCGGTTCCAATCGCGATGACAGTGTAATCCTGCGGCTACACTATTCGTCAGGCGCTACAAACAACGCCGTTACCGGCAACATCGGTGTGCAGTCTGGCACCATTAACATCTGGGGCGTGCAGCTAGAGATCGGCAGCGTCGCCACGCCGCTAGAGAAGCCCGACCCGCAAGTCGAGTTGGCGAACTGCCAACGGTTTTATGCCACATTTGCGGTGATAACTCTGTGCCCCGTTGCGACCAGTATCAACGGCCACGCTGCCTATGTTGCTCACCCAGTGACCATGCATCATACGCCGACTTATGTGTCACAGCATGTGGCAGGCAATGTTAGTCTCGGCATAACCTATAATTATCAGAGTACTGTAGGCGTTTGGACAAGTATGGCTGGAACACCAGTTGCTGGGAACTATGAAGTATTATCTGTCACCGCATCCGCTGATCTGTGAGGACATAGCATGGCAAGCGAATACCAACTAGTCGCACAGCTTCCAGGCATGACGATGCAGACCGTGCAGCGCATGCGGGACCATGCATTCGTGCCGTTCGATCCGGCCAATCGGGACTATCAAGAGTTCCTGGCGTGGCAGGCCGAGGGCAACGAGCCGGACCCCGCGCCTGATGAGCCGCACATACCGACAGCGAAGGAATAACACCATGGCAACGCAGGCCGGTGAGATGACCCAGACGCCCCCAGGCAATCCGCAGTGGGTCGCGTGCAGCGGGCAATACATCTACGGCTACGCGCCACCCGTAGCGCCACAGACTGCGCGGCCTCACACGGGCGTCTCGACCGGCACGCGACGGGACTACGAGCGAAGGGTCGGCGGGTGGTCCGGCACCAGGGGTGTCGGCGGGTGGATGCTGCGGATGCCGCTGATTGCGACGTGGTACATCAGCACGGCGGACGACAGCGGCGAGACGGCGCTTGTGACGCCGCCCACGGCGATGAAACCACCGCCTGGGACTAAGTGAGCGACAGCCCGCCCGTCCCGCCTGGGACGCCCCTGGCGGTCACGCTGACCTTCCAGCAATGGCGCGAGCTGGTGGACGTGCTGGCCGACGCGCCGTTTCGCAAGGTTTCGCATTTCGTCGGCGCGATCGACCGGCAGTGCGGCGAGCAACTCACGCGACTGATGCCAACGCTACGCACCAACGGTGCAGGGAAACACGCCGATGCCTGATACCTACACGCCCAACCTGGCACTGGTTAAGCCGGAAGTCGGCGCCTCGCGCGACTCTTGGGGATCGAAGCTCAATGCCAATGCCGACACTCTGGACAAACTGGTGTCGCAGGCGATGCCCATCGGGGCCATCCTCGACTTCGCCGGACCCAATGCGCCGCCAGGCTGGTTGATCTGCGACGGCCGGTGGATCTCGCGCGTCACCTTTTCCGCTTTATTCAGCGTGATCGGTACGTGGTGGGGGACCGGCGACGGCAGTACTTCGTTTGCGCTGCCGGCGCCTAATGGCCGCGTATCGATAGGGGCGGGGCATCTGTGGGGGGACGACCAGGGTAACCCTGGGGACTATGGGCTCGCCGGATATATTGGCGCGCAATACCGCCAGATCGCCAAAGCCCATTTGCCCAACTACAACATGGTCAGCGACTCGCAGGGCTACCACGCCCATGGTGGCGTCACGGTCGGCGCGGGCGGCCACACGCACACGACCGACGTGCAGGGCAGCCACAACCACGACACGGGCGGGACAGCCGGCGGCGCGTCGCCCGGCGGCGCGCACCGGCACGACGGCAACACAGACGGGCAGGGATCGCACGCGCACAATGTCGTGCTGCCAAATCAGAGCGCGGGCACTAGCGGCGGCGGGTATAACGTCATGAGCGACGTATTTGGCAATCGCGCATATGCGACCGACGCAGCCGGACACCACGCGCACAACGTCAACGTGTTTGAGGCCGCCGCGCACCAGCATTACCTGTACTGGGACGGCAACCACGCGCACAATGTCTACGGTGTCGGCGATCACACGCACGGCGTCTACGGCGACGGCACCCACGCGCACAACATCTCGCTGGGCGGCGGTGGGCAGTGGTTCGATTTGCGCCAGCCGGCGCTTGTAGTGACGAAAATCATATACGCCGGTCCGCAAGCCTCGGCGACCCTTGGGGCTCTTGCCGCGCCACTCGTGCAGCGCCTGCTGTCCGCGCCTCTACGCGGCACCCACTAGCATGCGCCTGCCCCAAGCCCCACCGCCAGGCGTGGTCCGCAACGCCACGCCCGAGGCGACCCCCGGCAGATGGTGGGACGTCAACAACATCCGATTCCGCGGCGGGCAACTGCAGCCGATCGGCGGCAACGTGGTCATGTCGGGCACTGGCGTGACCGGTAGCGGGCCGCGCGATCTGCTGACCTGGCACGACAACGCGCATGTACGTTGGGCTGCGTTCGGCACCGACACGAAGCTCTACGCGTTCCGGTTTGACACAGACGTGATCTACGACATTACACCGGCTGGCGTCGGCGGCCTCGATGACCCCGGCGCCCTGGTTGGTTATGGATTGGCGGATTATGGCACCGATGCATACGGGACCGCGCGCGATCCAGAGGACATCGGGCCGCAAGATATTGCAGCGACCATGGGCGATCGGTGGTCCCTCGCCACGTTCGGGCAGGATCTCATGATCGTCCCAACACAGGACGGGCATTTGTTCCGCTGGTCACCCACCACGCCCGCCACGCTGCCCGCCATCGTTACCAACGCGCCCGTGCTGAACCGCGGCGTGATCGTCAGCGATCAGCGGCATGTCGTCCTACTCGCAGCCGGCGGCGACCCGCGCAGGATCGCCTGGTCCGACCAAGAGGACCCGACAGTGTGGGCGCCTACCGCGGTCAACATGGCCGGCGACAAGATGTTACAAACGCAATCATACGCCATGACGGCCTGCAAGGTATCGGACGGCATCCTGATCTTTACCGCTAATGACGTACACAAAATGACGTATGTCGGCGCGCCTTACGCGTACGGAATAGTCCAGATCGCCGCCGGGTGCGGGCCTATGTCGCCGCGAGCTGTGGTATCGATCGGCAACGCCGTGGCATGGCCTGGCCTGCAAACCTTCTGGACCTATCAGGGCAGCGTGCAGCCGGCGCAGTGCGATGTGGGCGACTGGTTTTTCTCGCTGGTCAATCGATCGATGCTCGGTCGCGTCTTTGGCAGCCCCAACCCCGCATTCAGCGAGATGTGGTGGGACTGGCCAGATGAAGGCGCCTTGGAATGCAATCGCTACATCGCAATGAACTACTCGGACCCGGCGCATCCATGGACGATTGGGGTGCGCAATCGGACGGCGGCTGACCCGAGCGGGACTATGGATTTCCCGATCCTCGGCGGCGAGGTACCCTACTCGCCGGGGCAGGGCTGCCTGTTCCTGCACGAGTATGGATGGACCGACAGCGGCGTGCCGCGCGCGTCGATGGGCGCCGTCTACGCTGAGAGCGGCAATATCACGATGGGCGGCGGCGACATCCGATACCACGTCAAGCAGGTCGTGCTGGACGCGTCCAACGATAACAGCCTGGGTTTCCGGTTCCTGACCCGAGAGCAGCCGATGGGCAGCGAGCGCGACACCGGCCTGTATACACACACGCACGACGGGCTGATGGACGTCAGGTTTAGCGCTAGGCATATGCGCATGCGCATCGAGGCGCTGGCGGACGAGCCGTTCGCCCTCGGGCGGCCTCATCTGAACATTCGTAAGGGGGGCAGGCGATAATGGCGGTCCCCGTCCGGCATCCAGCCGCCCCGTTCCAGGCGCCGACCGGTGGCAGCATCGATGAGCGCCTGGCCGTCATCGCCACCGAGCTGAACAAGAAGGCCAACGCCGGAATCGCCGGGCCTTCGTACCACTTCCTGGGGCTCATCAGCCCCAACGGCACAGCCTGGCGCGTGACGGTCGATGATGCCGGCGTGCTGCACACTGAAGCGACGCCGCGCGCATGACAGACGACGAAAAGGCACGACGCCTCGAGCGAGCGCTGGCACACGCCGGCAACACGCACACGCCTGCAGATGTGCTGGACCGGGTGCGCGAGGGGCGCGCGCGATGCTGGCCCAACGGGGACAGCGTGGTGATCACGGAAGTACTCGTCTTCCCGCGCCTGCGTGTCTGCAATTACTGGCTCGGCGTCGGCAATCTGCGCGAGTGCTCTGACCTGCAGCCGGCGATCGACGCGTGGGCCATAGAGCAGGGCTGCAGCGTGGCTACGTCAACAGCGCGCATGGGATGGCTGCGCGTGATCAAGACGCCGCTCGGCGAAGGGTGGCGGCCCGCTGGCATCAAATACACGAAGGATCTGAGGTCATGAGCGGCGGCGGTGGCGGGGGCCAGAACACCACAACCCAGAACAGCAACGCGTATATACCGCCCTGGCTCGAGGCTGCGGGTGCGGGTGCGGTGGAACGTGCCACCAACCTGAGCAATCAGGCCTATACGCCATACACCGGACAGACGATCGCCGGCTTAGATCCGGCGCAGCAGCAGGCCTACGCCCAGGTGCAAGGCATGCAGGGCATGGGCATGGGCGGCTACAACAGCGCCCTCGGCGCCCAGCAGCAGCTCGCTAACCAGGCAACGCCCCTATCTGCCGCCGGCATCCAGGGCAATGCCGATACCCTGCAGCAGGGGTTCAACAGCAACGTCTACAACCCCGCGGCCGGGCTGCTCGGCAACTTCGCCAGCCAGGGGCCAATGACAGCGCAGGGCGTCGCCAGCAACGCGCAGCAGCTTATGAGCCCCTACACGCAGTCGGTGATCGACCCGGCGAACCAGCTGATGCAGCAGCAGCTGCGGTCCAACCTCAACACGATCGGCGCCGGGGCGAACAGCGCTGGCGCATTCGGTGGCAGCCGGCAGGGCGTGCAGGAAGGTATCGCGCAGTCACAAGCCGCGCTGGGCAGCGAGAAGTATCTGGGCGACATGCTCAATCAGCAGTGGGGCAACGCGCTGACGCAGGGCGGCAGCATCGCGCAGTATGGCGCGCAGCAGGGCCTCGCCGCGAATACCACGCTGGCCAACCTGCTGCAGGGTGGTTACGCCGGCAACCAAAAGCTCGGCGCGGACATCATGAACCAGAACCTGACTGCCGGCCTGAACGCAGCGCAGCAGCTGCCGCAAAGCCTGGCGGGACAGCAGGCGGCGATGCTCGGCCAGGCCAACGCGCTGAACCAGGCAGGCGGGCTGCAGCAGCAATACCAGCAGAACATCCTCAACGCACAGCAGGGTGCTTTTGCACAGCAGCAGGCATTCCCCTACCAGCAGCTGCAGACACTGCTGGGCGCGGTCAGCGGCATCCCCTACAGCACGAGCAACACAGGATATCAGCAGGACTACAGCCCGATGTACTCAAACCCGTGGGGCCAGGCGATCGGCGGCACGGCGGCGCTCGGTGGCCTGGCCAGCGGCGTCGGCAACATCCTCGACAACAACCAGGCGGGGAACGCGTAGATGGCAGACGGCGGCGTAGGCGAAGCGGCCCTCATCGCTGCGGCGGCAGAGAGCGCCGCGGCGGCCGGCGGCACAGCGGCGGCCACGGCTGCGGCGGTCGCGGCGGCTGAAGCGGCGGCGACCGCAACGGCGGCTGGTGCCACAGCTGCAGCAGTGGCGCCGGAAGTGGCAGCTGCAGCCGCGCCCACACTGGCACTCGCTGCGCCAGAGGCGGCGGCGGTCGCCGCGCCAGAGGCGGCGGCAGAGGCCGCGCCCGCGTTTTTCAGCACGACGGCCGATCCGCTGCTGGGCTCTGCGGTGCAGGGCGGCACCGTAACCGACGCTTCGCTACTAGGCCCCACCACTGTCGCGGCTGACGCGCCTCTCGCCACCCCGTCCGGCGTCACGGTAGGCACCGAGGCGTTCGGGCCGCCAACGGATGCAGGCCTGCTGGGCAACTGGTGGAACCAGGCGACGCTCGGCGAGAAGCTAGGTGCCGGCGGCAAGCTGCTGTCTGGCGTCAGCGGCGCCAAGGGGCTGGCGAGTGCAGCCAGCACGCCAGCCAAGGGATCAACGAACCAGATCCGGCCCGGCACCACGGGCAAGCCAACGGGCGGCGAGCAGGCGCTGGCGCAGATCGTGGACGCCATGCTGAAGAGACGCGATGCGTATCAGCAGGGCCAGCTGGGCGGCGTGCCGGTGGTCTATCGGCCGCGCGGACTGTTGGGGTGAGCCATGCCAATCGGTGACGAGCAGTGGGTACAGGACCAGATCGACGCGCAGCTGGCGCAGCCGCCGGTCGAGATGCCAACCATGCGCCGCGGCTCGGCCGACGATGGCTCACGCCCCGGCTGGCTAGGCCTGCTCGGTGAGGCGTTGGGTGGCGGGCAGTCGCCAGGCTACAGGCTACGCGGGCACGAAGAGGGCGCGGCCGGGTCCAAGGCCTTGCTCAATTTCGGCATCAACATGCTGCTGGCGAGCGGGCCGCAGCGCACGCGGCCGGACCTACTGACGGCCGCCGCGACCGGCCTGCAGGGCGCGCAGCAGAGCCTGGGCGCTGACCAGCAGGCAGCACAGGCGCAGGCGCAGGCGGACTACAACCAACAGCTCGGCGTGGCGAAGTTCGGCCAGCTGCAACAGCACGCCCAAGTCGAGCGGCTCAAGGCCGTGATCCCGCTGCTGCAGCTGCAGCAGAAGAGCAAAGAGCTGGCCGGTCTAAAGGGCGGCGACACGACGGCCGCCCCGGCTACTGCGACCGGCGGTGATCTGCCGGCCGACAAGGCGGCGGCGCTCAAGGCGATCGCGCAGCGCGAGAGCGGCGGCGATCCCACCATCCTCAACTACGTTGCCCAGCAGGACCCGACAGCCTACGCGCGCGGCGCCACGGCCTCGGGCAAATATCAGATCGTCAACACGACATGGCGCGAAGGCCTGCAGCTCGCGGGGCTCGATCCTACGAAGTATGCCACGGCGCGCGATGCACCAGAGGCGGTGCAGGATCAGGTGGCGAGCGTGCTGTGGGACAAGTACGGCAACAAGCCGTGGCAGAAGGGCGCTAAGGACTGGGTCAAGGACGAGAAGGGCCAGTATCAGCTGGCGACCGTCCGCCCGCCCAACCAGCCCACCGCCGCGCCCGCAGTGACTGGCGGCACCAAGGTCGCAGGGCCGCCTGGCGTGGTGCAGCCTGGCGCTGGCACTACACCACCAGCTGCAGCGCCCGCTGCGGGGCCTGGCGCGGGGTTCACGTTCGTACCACCGACCGGCCCGGCATATAGCCCCGAGCTGCCGCCCGAAGTGCTCGCCGATTACCAGCGGCGCATGAAGGCCGCGACATCGCCGGACGACTACAACAAGGCCGCGCAAGAGCTGGCCACGGCGAAGCAGAAGCAGGCGCACGACGCGGCAGCGCTACTCGCCACCGAGCGCGATCGGCAGCAGAAGGACTGGGCCGCACAAGCGCGCCCGGCGACCGACGCTGACCTGGCAGCGCACGGCGTCCCGCGTGAGCAGGGCGTGACCTACACGCTCGACAACAACGGCAAGCTGTCGATGAACGCGACGCCGCTGGACCCTCGCCTGGTGCATATGGCCGAAGCGGACCAGAAGGCGTTCCAGACGCAATACGCCGACAAATACCACTCGATCCTCAAGATGCGGCCGATCCTGTCCGAGATGGAATCGCTGCTGCACCGCGTCGAGGCAGATCCGAAGTCTGGCCAAGGCGGCATCGGCGCAGAGTATGCCCGCAAGGTTAATGGCGTGCTGGTGTCGCTCGGCCTCGCGTCGCCGCAACTCACCGAGGCACACGGCGCGCAGGAAGCATACTCTGCGCTCGCCAATTCACTGACGCTGGCCATGAAGTCGGGCATATCCATGGGCTCGGTGTCCGACCGCGATCTGGCATTCCTCGAGGCGAACACGCCCGGCCTCGCGACATCCCCCGCCGGCCGGCGCCTGCTGATGGGCGGCCTGCGGCAGATGTGGGATTACCAAGAGCGCCTCTACGACCTGGCGGCCGACACGATCCGCCAGCGCCCGCACACGCTCGCCGGGTTCAGCGACAAGGTACGCAATCTGCCAGACGCTATCCCGCTCGCGCCGGACCCCAGCTCGAGCCCCGCCGCGCTCACGGCGTGGAAAGAGAAGTACAAGCCTCGCGTCGGGCAGACCGTCTACCGATCGCATGACGGCACGATGAAAGTATGGGGTCAGGGCTGATGGCAACAGCTGCAGAGTTCAAAGCCATCTTTGGGTTCGACCCACCCGATGGCGCAGTGAGCGGCCCGACGCCGGACGACCAGCCGCCGCCGGCAAAGGTCGCGCCCGTGGACGATCGACCGGCCACGCCGGAAGAACGCCGCCTGTTGATGGATATACCGGCCCCGCCGAAGCCGCCCCCGCCCGAGGCCGTCAACGCGTTGAAGACGCCGTTCTGGAAGACCGGCGCCACAGAGCACGGCGGCGAGGCTGTGCCGATGCCGATGTTCCCCAAGACGCGCGAGGCGGTCACCAACGCAGTGACCGGCGATTCGAGCGTCGCGTATCCAGCCATCGGACCGTTCACCCCGTCCGGCCTCGGCCTCGGCGGCGGACCAGACGCCGGGTTCTGGACGCGTGTGATGGCGAACGCCACCGACCCGCGCGCGCTGCGCATGCTCGGCCAGGCGATGACCAGCCGCGACCCGGCGGCGATGGAACGTGTGATCGCGGCCAACGTACCCGAGGCCAAGTTCGCGACCGACCCGCAGGGCAAGCGGATCGTGCAGGTGCCAGGCCACCCGCCGATGTATCTCGACCGGGGCGGCGTGATGGACCCCAGCAAAGCCGCGTTCTATGCGCCGCAGACAGCCGTCGCCCTGGCGCAGCGCGGCAAGAGCATCGCCGGCATGGTATTCGGCAACGTGGTGCAGGACGCCGCCAGCACGGCCGCCAGCCACGCCGTGGGCGGCGAGCAGGAATGGATTGACCCGACATCCCTAGCCGCCACGGGCGGCATCACGGCGGGCCTGGGGCTCGCCGGCAAGGCTCTCGTACAGGGCGGCAAGGCTGCCTACAACTACGCGACAGGCGCGCTCGACAACCTGCCCGGCAAGGAAGAGATCCGCGCCGCAGCTCGTCGCCTGATCGCGAAAGAGTTCGGGCACCAGCCCACGCTAGGGCAGGTTACCGGCAATCCGTATCAGCTGAAAAAAGAAGACTTGCTGCTGAACGCCAAGGCGTCGCCCGAGCAAGGGTCGCGCCTGCACGATCTACACGCGGCCAATGTCGAGGCAACCCAAACAGCCAAGACGGGCGTGATCGCCGAGGCGTCCGGCGCGGCGAAGCTAACGCCAGGCGCCCCGCCGGTAATCCCCAAGGGGTTCCAGGGCGACGAGCAGACGTTCGGCACGCAGATACTGGACAACGTGCGCGCCAAGCACGAGGCACTAAGCACAGCTGAGGCGAAAGCCTGGGACGCATTGGGTGGCGGCAGCATCACCCCCACCAGCGCAGCCGGCCGCTCGGTAGAGTTCACCCAGGACGTGACGCACGACGCGCTGGGCAAGGCCTACAAGACGGCGCTCGACAATTTCGGCCAGCCGATGGGGCCGAATGGAACGTTCTCTGCCGGCCAGTTGCGCAATGGCGGGCAGTCGGTGCGCGACGCACTCGACGTGCTGAAAACCTACACGATGAAGGAAGGCGACGCGGTCGGGTTCAATCTCGGGCACTACCGCGACATGCGCCAGCAGCTCGAGAACATCATACAATCCGCACCGACGCCCAACGTCGCGCGCATCGTACGCAAGATGAAGGGCGACCTAGACGATGCCGTCGCTGCGGCTGAGATCAACGGGCACATCGTCGGCGACCCCGCGGCGCTGACCGCATTCCGCGAGGCGAACAAGGCAACGCGCGACAAACACGCATTCCTCAACCCGCGAGATAACGACGCGGCGCAGGCATTCCTCGAGCGGGCGACGCATCAGATCGAAGGGCCAGGCGGCGCCAAGACGTACAGCATGGGCGGGCAGGAAGCCGTTGATAACGTGTTCGGCCGCAGCAATGTGGTGGACGCCGGCAACGGCACGATGGACATCCTGCGGCATTTCGGCACGCATCTCGGCAACGACAGCCAGGCGATCAAAGCGTCGCGCGGCCTGGTGACGAAGCGACCGCTATACGGCACGCGATCGCCTGGCGAAGAGGGCACCGAGATTGTCGGTGGGCCGCGATACGGCAGCACAGCGCAGAACCTCGACAACCAGCTGCGCGGCACCGGCAAGCAAGTGACCGAGCATCTGTTGCCGATCGAGATGCAGCTGCGCCTGCACAATCTCAAACAGGCGATGGACACGCTCAATCGCAGCTACACGCCGTCTGGCCCGCGGCTGAACACGTCCGGCAGCGGCTACCTGTTCCAAGGCGCAGGCAATCTGCCGCTGCCGAATTTCGTCAAAGACATGCTGATGAAGTATGGCGCCGGGAAGAGCATCGACAACGCCATAGCCGGTGGACAACGTCGCGTGCTGGCCATCCCCGCCGGCCCCACGCCGGGCGTCGCGCCAGCCGCGCGTGTCGGTGGCCTACTCGGCAGCGAGGCGCTCATTCCCTAGATCAGATACACCACGCCCGTGATGCCGGCGGCCACGATAGCCAGGATAAAGAGCGGCACTGCGTTCTCAATGAGGAACGTCAACACATGCAAGCCGAGCCACAGTCCAAGCACGAGCAGGACTAGCATCTCGATCATGCGAATGCCTTGACGATCAGGCTGGCCACGCCACCCAGCAGCGCTGCCAGCATCCACTGAATAAGGGTCAGGCGCCTCTCGATGCTCATGGCCGGCGCTCCAGTGCGTCGAGCCGGGCAGCGATGGTGGTGAGGTGATCGCCTAGCGCGGCGGTTACCTTCTCGGCGATGACATCGCCCAGTGCGGTAAACTGCTCATCGATGGCGGACAGCCCGGCCTGGAACTGGTCGAGCGTGGGCAACTGAGCTTGCCCGGCCTGGAGTATGGCCATCTGGCGCTGCAGTGCGCGGACGTGCGTGCCGAGTAGTCTCAGGTCAACGTTATCGGGTAGTTTGTCGGTAGCCATGTGGTCCTCGCCAGTAGGATCGTTGGTCAGGGCGCCAGGGCCGTTCTCAGCGGCTCGGGGCGCCCGCTTTGTTTAGCACGGGCTGGCGACAATTGCCACGAACAATAGCCGAACTCTTGCCAATCAGAAGCTGGCATTTGCCAATTAACCCATTGAAATGGTCGCAAAAAGACATCTGGCATCGCGAGGTCGGAATCAAACGCCGTCAAAAACTTAGAAAGGCCATTTGACACTGGTTGCCGACTGTCAGTTGCCAGATGGCGGTATGATCCTTGTCGATATGACATCCCTGCTCCGGCGGTCATAGGTGTATTCTTTGATCTGGCCGTTCGCCAGGAGCTTGCGCACACGATGGAATTTGCCTGATGGAGGCGGAGGGGTACGATATGCCCTTGGCCTTCTGGTTGCCATTGGGATGACACCAAAGAGCGACCAAGCGTCTTCAGATTCCTTTGGTAGCGCCCGTTTCACGACGCAAAATCCTTCCGCATCATTGCGTGCGAAAGACAGTACTTCTGCCTGAGACAGCACCCAACATCTTGCCTCTCCGATATCGGTGAGGATGATGAATTTAACGCGGGTCAATTGCTCGCGGCGAAGGTTCCACTTTCCCTCAAATGAGGCCTTTATCTCGACGGGGACCAAGCCCCCAACAGGTAGTCGAACCCACATATCACCGGCGTCGCTGTTGCCAATGGTGGTAACAAATTCCAGACCATTCCTGGCAAGGTGAAACATAGATAGGCCCACGCCAGCTTTGGCGATCAGACTTGTTGCCTTCATCACGTAACTCCTGTGTGGCTACGTGGTAGTTTACATTTTCCTTGGCAATTTAACAACGTTTTCTAGTCGTCTGATCGCTGCCTCCGCCAACTGCTGTTGACGTGCACTGGCCGTGTAGAGCGCCACCATGGCCAAGCTCTTGTGCCCGGTGATGGACGCGATCTCGTGCGGGCTGCAGCCGGCTTCAGCGAGTGCTGTGGCAGCCAGCTTGCGCAGGCCATGCACGTTGAGCTTGTCGGGCAGCCCGATCGTCTCAAGGCCTCGCGCTAGTGCGTTGGACAAATGGGTTGGCTGCCATGGCACGCCTTGGGCGGTAGTCAGAATCAGAGTTGACGTGGCAACCCGGCGCCAGGCGTCCAACTCCACCTTCAGCGCAGCGTGCACCGGCAGCACCATCTCGGCGCCTGTCTTCTCCTGGCGCAACCGGATGAAGCGGCCGTCGTAGGCTGACCACGGCATGCGGATCAGATCGCCACGCCGCTGCCCCGTGTAGCGCGCCAGGACGACTGTGCGTCGCAGATGCTCTGGCAGGGCCGCGGTTGCGGCGTCGGCCTGAGCGTCCGTCCAGGCCTGCCAGTGACCACCGGGGAGAGACTTGATCCGGTCGAGCGGCGAGTGTTCCATCCAGCCGTTGTCACGGCCCCAGGCGAAGACGCTGGCCGCGAGCTGGGCGAAGGCGTTTGCTGCGGCCGGGCCGGTAACCTGGGCGATGATGGATCTGATCTTCAGGATATGTGCCCGCTTCACATCGCTGACCATCAGGTGGTGCAGTTCTTCGAGCGGGCGGATGTAGTGCAGCTGCTTGATCTGTGTTCGGAGCTTCTTTGCCCGCCATTCCGGGCTGGCACGATAGGCAATTGTCAGCGCCCCAAGTGTGCCCGGCGCGTATCGGCCAGCCTTCGGCTTCGCTGCAGCGAGTTTGGCACCGAACGTCGGATCGGTTGGAGGCGGGAGGCGCGCACCAGTCGCCCGGTGATAGTAGTAAGTGGTGGTGGACCCATCAGCGAGCCGCTTGCGGACGGCGCGCACGCCCTTGGGCAATCTCATGGATCAATGCCTCCACCGCTGCATCGGCAGTGGTCGATGCTGTGCCGCCGCCGAACAGTGCGTCAAGCGCCAGGCGGTCATAGCGCGGCTTGCGGGGGCCCAGGTGGTAGGACGGGGTGGGTAGCTTTCCTGTCCGCAGCAATCGCGGCAGGTGATCCACACGCTCACCGATATAGGCTGCGGTCGCCTCCGGATCGAGCCAGCGAGGCTCGGCCGCTGTCATGCGGCGTCCTGATCTGCCGTCTCGTCAATCAGCTTCGAAACCAGGCGTGGCGTGCGTGGCTTGCGTGTGGCGCGGCTGGTCCGTGTTTCGTTCACCGCGAAGGTGGGCGTGCAGGGCGTTGGCTCGATCGCGGCGAGCAGGCTAGCCCAGGCTTCGGCCACGGAAGCGAGTGCGCCTGCCATGTCTTTCGGATCGTCCGGCAGCAGCACCTGGATTGACGCAATGACTTCGTGGGGCATGGGTATCCTCTCGGAATTGTGGGCGGTCAGAACGAGGCCGTTTCGCGCGTAGCGGCACTGAACTTGTCAGGCTCCTCAGTCGATTCCGGTTCGACCACATCCTGCAAGCTCACTGTATCCAGCCATGTCTCCTGATCCGGCTGAACATAGTAAGGCCCCTGGTAGCCGTTCTGCTTCACCACCCGCATACGCGATGCAATGGCCAGCAACTCAACCGCGTCGGCCTGCTCGATGCAGTAGTCTGTGTAGCTGATGCGGACGATGAATTTCTTCATTCTTCGTTCGTCTCCGACGATCATTTCATAGCTGCGCCGCAGCCTGGACGAGCGCCATGGTGCCGGCGATAGAGAGCGCGACCAGGGTGCTGGCGCCGAGCATGATCGGGGCCCAGGCGCGCAGGCGGCCGCGGCGTTCCAGCCGGCGCCACATGCGACGCTGGTGGATGCGATCCTGCTCGCGGACAAGGTATTCAATGGAGGGCTTCACAGTATGCCGTCTCCCTCGCCTGCACGGATGAGCGATTCACGCAGGCGTGCATTCTCCGCGCGCAGCCGCTCGATCTCCTTCACCATCGCGATCGTGAGAGACGGCCTTGGCTGTCCAGCCTTGATCCAATCGTCATGGAACGCCGCCAGGAACGCCTCTAGCTCGGTGGTTTCGGGTTTGTCAGTCATCGCCGCAGGCTTTCCTTCACGCGCCACGCCGCCTCGTATTGCTCCTGCACCACGCTGCGTGGGCGCGGGGTGATTGTGTGCGCCGCGGAGATGCGGGCCTTGGCTGCCAGGTGCTGGCGCAGGTCGTTGTCGGTACCGAACTGCTTTTTGCAATGCGGACACTGGACGATGGTCATGCTACCGCGTCCTCCAGCCATGCGGCGTTGTGAGCGTCGCACAGCGGGTATTGGATGCCGGTTTGCGGATCGGTGTAGACGGTCACCGCGTCGTTGCTGCACTCCTCGCACAAGCGGGTCATAGTGCCGTCGCAGTGGTGGCAAGGGCCGTCAGCCCACACGTCGGGATCATTGCCGCCGTAGCGCGAGGTCCAGTGCAGACCATCGTCGCAATGCTGGCAGGGGAGAAGGGCACGCATACTAATGTCTCCAACCGATGGAGACAGTCTGTCAGAAAATCTGAACATAGGCAAGCCGGGCAGTCAGGCTGTAATCAGGAAATCTGAAGGAAAATCGATGCACGTTCGTGCTTTTCTGAGGCTGGGGGACGCGCCCCCAGCTAAACCTCCGTCTTTTCCTCCGCGGCCCGGCGCAAATCGTCCGCCCGTTCGGCGGAAACCCCGGCCATCACCCCTCGGTAAAACCAGTCCGTCGTAAACCCGTAATCGTCGCACAGGCGGCTCAAGAACCAAGGCTCCGGGTAATACAATCCCCGTTCCCACTGGTTCAACTTGTTCGGCTCCATACCGTAGGCGCGGGCCAGCCTGGCCTGGGTCAGACCGACCGCTTCCCTGGCCAGCATCAGATGACGGCCGACAAATTCCTTATGTTCTGATGCTTTGATCTTGTCGCGCGCCGTCTTCGCCATGGCGACAAGGTAGGGGAACGCATGGCTTGGGATATTCAGCATAGCTGATGGCAACGCATATCACTGGCGGCTTGACGCCCTATCAGATTTTCTGAATGATAGGAAGCATGAAGTCAGCCATTCGCCCCATCCATACCGTGACTGATGTCATTCAAGCCTTCGGCGGATACTCGGAGGCGGTCATCCTGTTCGGCGTATCCCGCAGCCTGTTGAGCCGGTGGGAAATCGAGGGGCTGCCAGGCAAACGACTGCGGCAGATCGCGGCGCTGGCCGAGGCCAAGAAACTACCCGGCATCACCATCGAGGCGCTGGCGCGGACGGTGCCGTCCAAGGTGGCGGCCTGAGCGATGAACAGCGGCCGGGCCTGGACCACGGAGGAGCTTGAGCGGCTGCGCGCGCTGCTCGCCGAGCGGGAGTTGGACTATACCGGGATCGCCGTGGCGATGGGCCGGTCCAAGGACGCCATCATCGGAAAGGTGCACCGACTTAAGCTGCCGTCGCCGCCGTCGTTCTACGATCCGGCCCGTCGCGGGCCACGCGGCCAGTGGCTGTCGCCCGTGCAGCGCGTCTCGCCCGGACGTAAGCTGCCGGCGGTGGAGGGTCCGGCGCCACCACCCGCTGCGCCGGCCTACGCGCCGCCTGTGGCGGCCATACCGCCCGCCCGCGTGTGTCAGTATCCAACGTCAGCCGACAAGCCCTGGCGCTTCTGCGAGGCGCCCGTGGCCGCTGGGCGGCCGTACTGCCCGCAGCACCTGGCGGCCTGCTACATCCGCCACCGGCTGCAGGTCGCATGAGTGACCGCGTCCCCGGCGGCCTCTGGCAGCCTATGCCAGACCAGCCCGTCCGGCGCGCGCACGTCGCCCGCGAGGCGGCCTTTCAACTCCAGGTCGTCCACTTCCTTGAGCGCGTGCTGGTGCCGCCGTTCTTTTATACCGCCATCGCGCACGAGAACGAGCTGACGGAGAACGCCCGTGCGCGTGCGCGTGCCAGGGGCGTACAGCCGGGGGTGCCGGATCTGTTTATCTGTCAGTCGCCGGCACGCACGCTATGGCTCGAGCTGAAGTGGGGTAAGAACAAGCCCAGCGAGGCGCAGCGTCACATCGAGGTGCGGCTGCGCGCGTGCCTGGTGCCGGCGTTCACCGCCTGGTCCATGCAGGACGCGCTCGCGGCACTCACAACGGCCGGCTTCAAGATGCACGGCAACGCGGCCAACCTGGCCACCGAATACCAGCAGCGCGCCGAGGCGGCGGTCCTGAAGGCCGAACAGCACGCGCCGGCGCGCACCGCCACGAACAAGCCCAGGCGCACAGCAAAGCCCAGCCTGCGGGCGTTGCGCAGTGCTGCGACGAGGTTGGGATTATGAGCGCCATTACCGTCCCGCTCCACTGCGTCGGGCCCGACGCCTATGAGGGTGAGCTAGGCTCGCTCGCCATCCACATCCGTATCACCGGCCGCAACGCCGCGCGCATCGGACTGTGGATGCCGCACGGCTGGGGTCGCAATCCGTGTGGCAGCGGCACGCTCACGCGATACGACGACAACGCCTGGACCGGCACCGCCGAGAATACCGTGGCCAAGCGACGGTGGCGCATATCCGGCAATCCGGAGGGCGGCACGCTGATCTTTGAGAATGACGGCGGGCCTTCGCCCGTCGCATCGGCTGCGTGAGCGGCTGTAACCCAGCGGAAGGATGATTCCGATGCCGGAAGGCGTGGCTACACTTACCAAGCGTAAATCCAGACTGACCGCGGTCTCTCCGGAGACGGTCGAACCCAAGAAGCCCAAGGCTCTGGTGTTTGGGCCACCAGGCGTTGGCAAGACGTGGTTCTCCATTGACTTCCCCTCAGTGTACTACTTCGATACCGAGGGTGGCGCCGATCTGAACCACTACCGCGAGAAACTGAAGAAGGCAGGCGGCGCCTACTTCGGCCCTGATCAGGGCTCGCTCGACTTCGAGGCAGTCATCAGCCAGGTGCAGGCGCTGGCCACTGAAAAGCACCCCTACCGCACGATGGTTTTTGATTCGGCCACCAAGCTGTTTAACAACGCGATCAGCGAAGAGGGCGAGCGCCTCGGCGACAAGGACGTGTTCGGCGCCTCCAAGAAGCCAGCGGTGCGCCAGATGGCCCGCCTGGTGCGCTGGGTCTCGCGCGCCGACATGAACGCCATTTTTATCTGCCACCAGAAAGACGAGTGGGGCATCGTCAACGGCAAGCGTGAAACCATCGGCTGGACGTTCGATTGCTACGATAAGCTGGCCTATGACCTGCATCTCGTGCTCCGCATCGATCGCATCGGCTCGGGCGAGACTGCCCGGCGTTTTGCCCACATCGGCAAGTCCAGGCTGCTCGGCTTCCCGGAGGGTGGGCGCTTCGAGCTGTCCTATGACGAGTTCGCCAATCGCTACGGGCGTGAGATCCTCGAGAACGATGTGAAGCAGATCATCCTGGCGAACGAGGAGCAGGTCGCCGAGGTGAAGCGGCTGCTCGAGGTCGTGAAACTACCAGACGGCACTGTGGAGAAATGGTTCACCAAGGCTGGCGTGGATGCCTGGGAAGAAATGGACGGCGCGATTATCGCCAAGTGCATCACGTCATTGAGGGAGCGGGTCGTATGAGGTTCCAGCCCAGGACTGAAGCTGACATCAAGGCTGAGTCAAATCAAAGAAACCTCTGGCCCAAGGGCACATACGACTTCGAAGTCGTGAGTGCCTCCGATGAGGTGTCCAAGAGCGGCAACGACATGATCAAGTTGGTGCTCAAGGTCTACGATGCATCCGGTAATTCCCAGATGGTCTGGGACTATCTCCTCGAGGCCATGGCGGCAAAGCTGGTTCATGCCTGCGACGCGCTGGGTCTGAATGACCGCTATGACAGCGGCGAACTGGACGCCAGCGACTTCGACGGCAAGGCCGGCCAGGTCATCCTCTACATCCAGAAGGGACAGAACGGTTACCCCGACAAGAATGCGGTTGCTGACTATGTGAGACCGAAGGGCGGGGCTGCCGCGCACGCGGTTACGCCGCGGGTGCCTGCCGCCGTGGCGGCGCGAGCGAAGGGCGGCGGTGATATAGACGACGAAATCCCGTTCGCTGCGTGCTGGCAGTAGCCGCTGATGACGGCTCGATACACTGGACGTCTGGAGCGTGCTGCTGACGGCACGATCACCGGGTATCTGATGGACGAGTGGCAGTGGCGGATCACGTTGTTTGCGACGCGCGATCCGGCGGGCGGTTACACGCTCTCCGGCGTGCTGGGTGAGCCGCCCGAGGCGTTGGGCATTTCGTTGCCGGATCGGGCGGAGGGGGGTGCATGATCCCGCCTGACATCGAGCGTGTGGCGTTGCTTGGCTGGCGGGTATATCCCGCCAGTCGCATCTCGAGGGCGGGGTGCATCAAGCGTGGCGTCGATCTGGCCACGCATGACCTGAACCAGATCAGCCGGTGGTCGCACGAGTTCCCCGGCTGCAACTGGCGCGTGGTCATGCAGGGTTCCGGCATCTGGGGTCTGGATCTGGATGTGCCGCCAGGCCACGTCCACGACGGCATCGCCGCGCTGGCGGATCTGGTCGCGCAGCACGGCGAGTTGCCGCCGCGTCCCATGGCCCGCTCGGGCGGCGGCGGGCTGGGCTTGTTCTTTGAGCACACCGCCGAGAAGATCATCGGCGAGGGCGGCCATCCTGCTCCCGGCATCGACCCGCGGCGCGGACGGCAGAGCCAGACCATCCCGCCCTCCATCCACATCGTCACAGGGCGCCCGTACCGGTGGCTGGTGCCGCCCTGGGAGGTTACCCCCCCCAAGGCGCCTTCCTGGCTCCTGCGGGCGTTGGAGCCTCCGCCAGAGCCGGCCTGGCGCCGGCCTGTGATTGATACCAGCGACGCGGCGCGTGCCGGGCTGTATCGGGCGGTCTTGCGGGCGATCCACGCACCGCCAGGCCAGCGCAATGCGGTGTTGAACCGGTCGGCATTTCGTGTCGGCGCGTTGATCGGCACCGGTCTGCTTGGTCACCAGGAGGCGGTGAACGCGCTGTATGGTGCCGGTCGTGCGGCCGGGCTCGATCACCGGGAAATCAGGGACACGTTGCGGTCGGGCATTGCCGCTGGAGTGCGCCACCATGGCAGATGATGAATTTGAGGCGTTTCGGCACGGCGCGCATAGTTGGGAGAGCCGCCTGGCGGTGACGGAGAAGGGCGTGGTCCTGCCCACGGTCTCCAATGCGATGCTCATCCTGGGCAACGATCCGGCTTTGGCCGGGACGCTGGGGTTCAACGACTTCACCTCGCAGCACCTGCTGATGCGTCCCGCGCCAGCGTCGGAGGGGGTAGAGCTGCCAGGCCCTTATCCCAGGGCCTGGGAGGCCGCGGATGTCATTCTGATCCAGAGCTACATGCAGCGCGTCTGGAGCCAGAAATTTACCCGCTCCACTGTCGAGGACGCGATGCTGGCCGAGGCGTCTTCCCACCGGTTTCATCCTGTCTTGGATTGGCTGGGCAGCCTGCGGTGGGATGGCATTGGCCGCCTTGATGTGTGGCTGTGTGCTGCGTTCGACTGTGACGACACGCCATACGTCCGCGCGATCGCCGCCAAGGTGCTGATTGCCGCCGTGCGTCGCGTGCGCCAGCCTGGTTGCAAGTTCGATTACATGCTGGTGCTGGAGGGCGCCCAGGGCATCGGCAAATCGGAAGCATTGCGCCGTCTGTTTGGTCCGGACTGGTTCTCCGACGACATGCCGCTGGACCTGGCCAACAAGGATGCCGCTATGGCTCTTTTGGGGGTCTGGTGCCTAGAGTTCGCTGAGATCGAGCACTTGATCCGGGCCGAGGTGGAGACCATCAAGGCGTTCCTGTCGCGCTCCACCGACCGCTACCGGCCGCCCTACGCGCGCGCGTTTGTCGAACGGCCCCGCCAGGGCGTGCTCATCGGCACGACAAACTCCGACGACTACCTGCGCGACGTTTCAGGTAACCGGCGCATCTGGCCAGCGAAGTGCAATTGTGCCTCGCCAGAGTGGGTGTCCGCCAATCGCGGGCAGCTCTGGGCCGAGGCCGTTGTGCGGGAGCGCCAGGGAGAGCCGGTCTGGCTGGATGATGACATTGTCCAAGCGGCGGCCGTCGAGGCTCAGTCTGGTCGGATGTTCGTGGATAGCTGGCTTGATGTCGTCGCCAGGTGGGTCGAGGGACGGGACGAAACGACAGTCCCTGACATTCTGTCCCAGGCCCTCGATGTTCCCTTGGAGCGACATGACAAACGCCAGCAAATGAGGGTGGGCACAATCCTCCGCCTCCTCGGATGGCAGAGAATCGTCAAGCGAACAGGGTCGGTAACAAGACGCGTCTGGCTCCCCTCAAATGAGGGGGTAGATGACCTCTTTTGACATTCTCTAACATTCTCTAACAAACATGGCGCTCTGTTACCACAAAAACCTTGGCAGGTGGTTGCAAAAATGATTAACGAAATCAGTCTTGTGTCCTCTGTTACCACGTTACCACATATATTAATGATGTGTATATATAGGTGATATGGGGGGATATATAGGGATGGGGTGGTTTAGTGGAAACAGTGGAAACAGTGGAAACATGGTGCGCACCAAATGACCGCGCCGCTTGACGGACACGCCCAGGCTGGCATAGTCGCCAACCAGAACGACAGCACGGACAGCCGAGCCAGTCTGCGCGTGCCGTGCTGCGGCAATGGTGCGCCTGGTTATTGGTGCGTCGCTCACACCGAGCCACAGGCGGAACACTGGGCTAACGATAATCTCCAACGCCTCGGCTACACCACGTTCCTGCCACTCATCGCCACATACCGCCGCAATCACGTCACACACCGCCGCACCGTCCTAACCCTCGCGCCACTGTTCAGCCGCTACCTGTTCGTCGCCAATGATAACGCCAACGCCTGGCGCCCAATCCGCGAGGCCCCAGGCGTCCAAAACGTCATCACGATAGCAGGGAAGGCGCAGTATGCCCGTGCGGGCGCCGTGGAGGCGCTACAGGCCCTCGAGCACACGCGCCGCCAGCTACCCGCCAGGCGGACGGTAGGCGCCGTGGGGGACGCTGTGGCGGTTCGCTACGGTATCGTGGCCGGACACCGCGGTGTCATTACCAGCGTCAGCAGGGACACCGCCCATATCGCGCTGCTCTTCCTGGGGCAACTGCGGGATGTCCGGCTGCCGTTGGACTGCCTCTCGCCCGTAGCGGTCGAGTAGGGGTGGCGGCGGATGCGCCTCGTGGTACTTGGCCAGATCCTCGAGCCAGTGGCTGATCGCCCAAGGCGGCCGATGGATGCCCTTGCACCAGCGCCATATCGTCTGTCGGTTCCTGCCGGTGATGGCAACCAGCTTGGGCTGTGACCAGCCGATGGTGGCCAGCCATGTGCGTATATCGGGCTGCAACATGCAAGGCGTCCTGCCTGAGTGACGTAAATGTAGGCGGTAGCGTGACGCTACGTGTAGGCGGGGTGTTACAGATTGTCAGCGTCAGAAAATACTAAACTAAAGCGCCCAACGCCCGGCGTGAGGCCGCCGCAGCTCACTGGGCGGCCTCGCGGCGTGCCAAACAAGATCAATCGCGACGTTCGCGAAATGATCTTTGAGGCTCTCAATAGGGTTGGTGGGGCGCGATATCTAGCCCGCCGGGCAGAGGACAACCCGGTTGCGTTCATGTCGCTGTTGGGCAAGGTATTGCCGACGCATATCGTGGGCGGCGAGGGTTCGGACGTGTCGCTGCACCTCATTGCGGCCGGCATTGTGAGCCAGCAGCTACTCGAGGCGCGGCTCGAGCCTGGCCCGCAACAGCTCGAGGCGACCGCGATCGACCTGGCCAAACAGCCCACGGAATAGCGTTGTCAGCTACTATAGCTGGCAGCGAATGCGCAGATATCGCTGCGGCGCAGGCATAACTGCGATATCCGGGTAAGCGTTTACCCGTGATTTACCCAGGAACGGAAGGGCCGAAGCGGCCCTAGTTCTGCCAACCCATTGATATTGCTCGAATGCTGTATGTGATGCGTTTGCACGGCGCATTGCCGGGGCTGGACGTGGTCAAGCTGGGTCAATCGGCATGGCCAGACCATCGATGTGTGTCTGTTCGAGGGATGGTGCGCAAGCACTTTGGCCCAGGCGTCAGGGTAGAGTTGGTGCGTGTGATACGGGACAGGCGGGGTGGTGAGCGTGCGTTACATGCCCGCTTTGCCGATCGTCGCCTGGTGTCTGAGTTCTTCCTGTTCCACCCTGACATGCTCACACACCAGCCAAGGGCCAGGTAGATCGGACCGGGGGTGGTACCCCCCTCGATGGGACCCAAGCGGGTAAGCACTGGTGTCACACCCATTTCCCCCGCCATCCGAATCCGAGCTGTATATACACGCCGCATTTTCGTCGTCGCGCCAGAATCAGCGTCGTATATACACGCGTAGACACGCACGCCGGAACGGACGCAGCGCAGCACCGCGTCCTAAACTGTGGCCCCGAGGTGACCGGTGGTGCGGTCGGGGCACTGAGATCGGGGTGCCGGACGGCCTCACACACGCGACGAACGCACGCGGCGACATGACCAGCCTCTCTAAGCGCGCCGGCCCCTGGGTAGTCAGCGGCGCGCCATGAGCAAACCGGGTCCGGCGGCAAGACACACCGGCAAGGCTGGTCGGCGTTCACCCCCACCCACATAAGGACACCCCATGCGCGCAGTACTACTAGCGGCGACGTTCATTGCGATGCCTGTGCTCGCGCACGCGATGCCGACCTGCAGCGGCGTGACGCAGACGGTGGCGAGTGGCGACACGGTGCCCACGGCGTTTTTGACCACGTCCGGCAACTGTGTGGCGGCGGGCGACAAGCTATTCGGTGATTTCGCTGTGACGGGTGCGGGCTCTGGCAGCTCGAGCTTCTCGTTCCTCGGCCCACTGAGCAACGTGACGTTGGGTTTCCAGGGCGCGATCGGGCCATCCAGTGTGGCGACGCTGCATTATCAGGTGGCGGTCAATCCGTTGATCACCACGGCGATGGCGATCATCGCGCTGCAGAAGGACTTCACGCTCAACTCTAATGTACTGGGTGCGCCGGCCACGGCGACGTTGGTGGGCGTGACCAATCCGCTGACCAACCCGCCCGTGGCGATCAGCTGCACGCGCACGGTGAACCCCAGCACGAGCGGCTGCCCCGAGACGGACAGCTTTGCGCCCGTGCTGTCGCTGGTGATTGACGAGACTTTGACGACGGGCACGAACGCGGTGGTGACGGCGCTGACCGACACGATTTTCCAGGCGCCCGTGGCAGAGCCGGCGACGTTGGGCATACTCGGGTTGGGCCTGCTGGGCCTGGCTGCTGTGCGGCGGCGTGCGTCATGAGGTGATGCGGGCGGTGTCGGTCTGGTTCTGGTGGCAGATGCAGCGGGTGACGCATCCGCTCTATCGGTTGGGCCTCACCCGTCCGTATGGATGGGCGCACGTCCGGTGGCTGGCGGCGGTGTGTCGAGAGATGCAGCGTGGCTGATCCGCCGCCCACGGTAAACGGCAACGGCAACCACACCACGATTGTCGGCGCCGGGCTGAAGCTGGGGCACGGCGTGATCAATGCGTTGAGCCCTAACTTCCTCGCGTTGCTGCTGATCAATGTGCTCTTCCTCGGCACGCTGTACTGGTACGTCGATGCGAGAGCGAGACATACCGCCGAGTTGGTTGAGAAGCTGTTGAACGCGTGCCTGCAGAACAACGGGTGATGGTTGTGAGCGATCTGGAACGCGCGCATTGCGTCGGCTGGGGGCGATATGAGTAGGTGGCGCCGTCTGCGCGACTGGCTGTGTCGCGAGTATCAGATACTGACGGGACAACGCTGGTGAGTGACGCTGAGGCCCTGCCGATCGACTGGGGCGCGGCGATCGCGGGCAGCCAGAACCCGTTCCTCACCGCGATCACCAGATACGCGCGCGCCCCCGTGGCATTTGTGCGCGAGGTGCTGCACGCCGAGCCGGATAACTGGCAACTCGAGGCGCTGCGTGCGGTAGCCAGGGGACACACCAGAATAGCTATACGAAGCGGTCATGGTGTAGGAAAGGCCATGACCATATCCAACAGTGTGGACACGCCGGACGGGTGCCGGCGGTGGGGTGATTTGCGGCCTGGCGACCGGTTGTTCGGGCGTGACGGCGAGGCGACGCACATTGTGGCGCGGCACGATCAGGGTGTGCGGGCGATTTACCGCGTGACGTTTGATGACGGCACGAGCTGTCGGGTTGACGGCGAGCATTTATGGACGGTGCGGGGTCGTGCGCAGCGGCGCGTTGATAACAAGCGGTCGCATCGCAGGGGTGTCGGTCGCACAGAGCAACCGAGCGAATACGCTGCTGACTTCATCAACATTACTACTGCCGACATCATCCGCCGCGGGGTTAAGCGGGCGAATGGTGCGGCGTTGGCGCGGCAGTGGGAATTACCGGTGCACGGGGCGGTGCAGTATCCGGCGCGGGATGTGCCGCTGGCGCCCTATCTGCTGGGGGCTTTGCTAGGCGATGGCAGTCTTCGCAGGACGACGCCTCTTCTGACAACGGCCGAGGCTACGGTGGCGCATTGGCAGGCGGCTGCGGATGCTGCCGGGGTCAGGACGACGCAATATACGTCGCCAGGGCGCACGGCGGTGGCGCTTAGTCTGCTTGGCATTGCCGGGGCGTTGCGGGATCTTGGCGTGGCGGACTGCTTGTCGGCGTACAAAAGCGTGCCACGGCGTTATCTTGAGAACAGCCAATCGGTGCGACTGGCGGTGCTGCAGGGATTGATGGACACCGATGGCTACATCGATGACCGCGGTATTGCGGTTTTCACTTCCGTGTCGAAGCAATTGGCTGTGGACGTGGCGTGGCTGGTGCGGTCGCTAGGTGGCAAGGCGTTCATGGGGGACGCGCGGTCAAGCCACTATTACAAGGACGACGAGCGCATCCGCGTTCAGGACCATTACGACGTGACCGTGCGTATGCCGGTTGGGTTGGACTTATTCACTTTGCCGCAGAAGACGAAACGGATGCGGCCATGCCAGCCGCGTTATCTGGCACGCTGGATCGAGTCGATCGAGCCGGACGGCGAAGAAGAGGCGATGTGCGTCACGGTTGACGCTGCCGATGGGCTGTATCTGGCGAACGACTTCATAGTAACGCACAACACAGCGTATGCGGCTTGGCTGATCTGTTGGTTCGTGAACACGCGCGTGCCGTTCAAGGTCGCCGTGACGGCCCCGAGCAGCTCGCAGCTGTTCGACGTGTTGTGGCCAGAGCTGTTGAAGTGGTTTCAGAAGTTACCACCCGGTTGGGCTGGGCTGTGGGACTACACCAGCGACCACATTACGCTGAAGGGCGACGCGGAATGCTTCGTCACGGCGCGCACATCGCGCAGCGATAAACCCGAGGCGATGTCCGGCATACACAGCACGCATGTGCTGCTCGTAGCGGACGAGGCATCGGGGATAGACGAGGCAGTATACCAGGCTGCCGGCGGCTCGATGTCGACGCCCGGCGCGATCACGGTACTTATTGGCAATCCCACCAGAAGCAGTGGCACGTTCTACGCCGCGCACATGCTCGAGCGCGACCGCTGGTTCACGATGCGGGTGAGCAGCGCCGACAGCCCCAGAGTGACGCGCGGCTACGTCGAAGAGCTGGCGCAGCGGTATGGGATGGACAGCAACGCCTACCGCGTGCGTGTCCAGGGTGAGTTCCCGGCGGCTGACAGCGACACGTTGATCGCCGCGAGCCTGGTGGACGACGCCATGGCGCGGGACGTGGACATTGACCCCGATGCGCCGTGTATTTGGGGCGTAGACGTCGCGAGATTCGGCAGCGATGCGAGCGTGCTGATCAAGCGCAAGGGCAACGTGGTCATCGAGATGCCGAGACGCTGGCGCCAGGTCGATACCATGATGCTGGCCGGCGCGATCAAGGCCGAATACGACGCGGCAGGGCCGTATAAGCCGGCATTGATCTGTATAGACGTGATCGGCATCGGTGCCGGTGTAGTCGATCGTCTACACGAGCAAAATCTGCCGATTCTGGGCATAAATGTCGCCGAGGCGGCGTCTACGAGCGGCCGATTCGGGCGTTTGCGCGACGAATTGTGGTGTCGGTGCAAGGACTGGCTCGAAACGCGCGCTGTGCGGCTGCCGCGCGACGAGCAGCTGCGGGATGATTTGGTTGCGCCGAAATACGCGTTTTTGAGCGACGGCCGGATGCAGATCGAGAGCAAAAACCTCATGCGCGCGCGTGGTCTGGCCAGTCCGGACGCTGCTGACGCGCTGAACCTGACATTCGCAGAGCAGGGCTTGGGAATTGCCAGCGGGATGACTAGTGGCCTGCACGATTCGATGCCGATACGAATGGTCTTGTCGTCTGGTGACCTGGTGTGAGCGATTACGAGCGCCCGGTTGTGACGACGGAAACAACCGACGCCCAGCTCGAGGCTATTGGCCAGGCGATGTGGGCGTGCCTCGATGGCGAGCCCGAGCTGACGGCTGCCGCTGTGGTGTGTATCGGGCGCGCCTATCGGACGCTGCTGCGGTGTGGCTCTACGCCGGCTGGGGCGGTTAAGTCGATCGGTGCCATGGCGTTGTTCATGAGCGGCGAGGCGTTCGACATGATCGACGGCCCGCGCGCCAAGTTGAGGCGATAACAATGACCGAGGGCTACGGCGACGGGCGCATGGCGCTGGTGGGCGGGCAGATCCCGATCCCCGCAATAGCGCAGCTCGAGGTGCGGGTGGGCGAGATCGAGCGGCTGTTGGTGGCGTTGCACGCGAGTTTCGAGCGGATCGAAGCCGGCATGGCGGTGTTATTGAGCGAGGTTCGGGACCTGGGATGAGCGGCATGATACCGCCCGTGATACCACCCGGCCTGCGGCAGGGCATCAACCCGATGCCGATGCAGATCGGGCAGCAGGGCGTGAACCCGCCGATGCCGATGGGCCAGGCGCGCATGAACCCGCCGATGCAGATGGACGGCGGCCTGCTGGCCCCGAGCGGTGCGTCCTACCCAACGCCGATGCCGCCGATCCCCGGCCTGATGCCCGCCGGCATCCGCCCGGTCGGGCTCGAGCTGGGCGACAGCCAGATCCTGGCATTCCTGCGCCGCGCTGAAGAGCAAGAGCCGGACGACAGCGAGGAAGGCCTGCCAGGCGCGCTGAAACCATACGCAGCCGGCCTGCGCCCGAGCGTGAAGCCGGCCGAAGTAGAGTGGCAGCAAGAGATAGCATACGAACGCCTGGGCAAGACCGATCAAGAGATAACGGCGATCGCCCGGCATTATTTCCAGTCAGCCGAACACTACGACAACGCGTTGAGCCTGGAACGCGTGACCGCGAGCCAGTTCTACGCAGGGTTGCCTGAGGGGAAACTTGAAGACGGGCGCAGCAAACTCGTCATGACCGTGGTCAGGGACACGATCCGCCAGACTTTGCCGTCGCTGCTGCGGCTATTTACCGCGGTCGAGGACCCGGTATCATTTGAACCCATCAGCAACGAGATCGTCGGCAACGACAAACTAGCGACGCAGTTGGCCAGACAGGCCACGGATTATTCGCGCTGGGCCTTATTCACTGCGAACAAAGGCTGGCAGGTACTGCATGATTGCCTGCTCGATGCGCTAACCCGCAAAGCGGGCTGGGTGCGCTGGTATTGGGGCTCGCGCCGCAGCATCCGCACCGAGGTATGCGAAGGCCTGCTGCTGCCGCAGCTGCAGCTGTTGCTGTCAGAGCCTGGCATCGAGGCGCAACGCATTGTGCGCCGCCCGATGACGCAGGACGAGCGCCAGGCTGTGCAGAAGACCCCCGAGGGGGCGATGTACCTGCAGCAAGGCCCGGCCGAGCTGTGGTCCGCGACGATCACCCGCACCGCCGCGCAGCCGTGGCCGCAGATCGAGCACGTCGCCGCGGACTGTGTGTGGATCGTCGCCGAGGCCAACACGGTCGAGAACGCCAATGCGGTGTGGCATGTCCGCGATGTCACGGTGTCCGAGCTGATCGAGGCGGGCTTGCCGGCCGACAAGATCATGGCGCACCGCGGTGCCGGTCAGCGCATGCAGGGCCGCCGCGAGGCGATCGCGCGCAGCAACGCACAGGGCCAGAACATTCGGCAGACGCCGCCGAGCGATAAATCCATGGCGCTCGTACGCTACGCCGAGGGTTGGATTAAATGCGACGCGGACAACGATAACCGCGCGGAACTGATCCACGTACACATGCTGGGCAACGCGCAAACGCTCGTGCAGTGGGAACGGTGCGACGAAATACCGCTGGCGTGTTTTACCCCATACAGGGAACCGGGGCGCGTGATCGGCAACAGCCAAGCCGATATGGTAATGGATCTGCAACGGGTAGAATCTCGCGTAATGCGAGCTATACTCGACAGTCTTGGCCAATCGATGTTCCCGCGCACGGCCGTCGTCGTCGGTCAGGCGAATATGGCCGACGTCCGTCAAACGGCGATAGGCTCGATCATCCGGGTCGCGCAGCAGGGCGCGGTGCAGGAACTCGTCAAGCCTTTTTCCGGCAAAGAGGCATTGCCGGTCATGCAAGTGCTGGAAGCCATCCGCGAGTCTCGGACAGGGATTACGCGGGCGTCCAGCGGCTTAACTGTCGATGAACTGCAGAGCACGACGCCGGCCGCGATTAGCCAACAATCCAGTGCTGCACAGGATCGTTTGGACATGGTCGCGCGCACGCTGGCGGAAACCGGCCTGGCGCCGCTATACGCCGGTATACTCAAGATGCTGGCCAGACAGCAGGACCGGCCGAGTGTGATCCGCATCCGCGGCGAGTGGGTATCGATCGACCCGCGAGCCCTCGCCACGATGTGGGAAACGTCCGTCAACGTGGGCGGCCGCGGCATGCCGCACGAGCGCTTGGCGATGCTGGCGCAGGTTGCCGCGAAACAAGAGCAGATCATGATGCAGGGCGGGCTCGATAATCCGCTGGTGGGCATTCCGGAATATCGCAACACGTTGGGCCGCATGCTCGAGACTGTTGGCGTCGCTGATGTGTCCAATTACTTCCGCGCATTGCCGCCAGGCTGGCAGCCGCCACCGAAGCAACCGCAGCCGACGCCCGAGCAGCTGCTGGCCGAGGTAGAGAAGAACAAGACGGCCGCGGACGTCGAGAACCGCCGCGCGGAACAGCAGACCAAGCGTGCGTCGCTGCTACTCGAGGATGAGCGGGAACGTGACAAGGCGGCCCTCGATGCGTGGTCGCGAACATGGGTCGCGGCGGCGCAATACGGCACGCCGGCCCCGAGCCTGACCGAGTTCCAAGAGGCGATGAAGAACCAGGCGCCGACTGTTGGCCTGCTCGCCGACATGCCGGCCCCGACCAGCGCCGAGCCGCCTGCAGTCGGTGCGCCACCGAAGCCGCCGCAGCAGCCTGGCCCGCAGCGCCCGATGATGGGCGGACCCGGCCCGGCGATGATGCCGCCACGCCCGCCGGCCCCGGCACAGCAGCCGCCGATCTCACCCGTCGCCGCGCAGGCGATCCAGCAGGGCCTGCAGGGCCGCGGCCTGCCCACGGCATACGGCCAGCTCGCGGCGCGTGCCAGCGGACTGCCGCTGTTCGGACCAGGCGGCCCGCCGCTGCCACAGCCTGCGGGGGTGCCGGGTGCCGCTTGATGACACAGTCGGCGGCGACTGGGACCGGGCGCTGCATGTTGCCAATGTGCTGTATCGGTTCCTCGAGCGGGCGCTGGACGACAACCCAGAGCTGATGCTCGCCGTGATGGGGGCGTGTACCGAGCGGCTGCTGAAGGAAGTGAACCTGTCCAGAACCGCAACGGACACATTCCTCGCCCAGCTGACCGCACGCATGGCCGATGCCACTGACGAGTGACCAGATCCAGCAGGCGCTGGCCGCGCAGCGCATGCTGGCGGACCCGGCGCTCGAGGCAGTGCTGCAGCGGATCGAGAAGGACGAGACGCAGCGGGCCATCTATATCAATGACCCCGCCACGCGCGAGGACGCCCGCCAGCTCGTGCTCGCCGTCACCCGCCTGCGCGCCGAGCTGCTCTACGACGCCGAGCTGCCCGACGCTGAACGCCGGCAACAGGGCCTGTCAGACTCGCTGGAATGAAGGCGCGGCGCCCGCAGTGGACCGAGCGCGAGATCCGGCTGCTGTGGGTTCTGGCAGACGCTGGCATGACCAGGCGCCAGGCGGCCGAGCGGGCGCGCATTCCGCTCACGCAGGTTCACCACGCGGCCCGCCAGTACGGCGTCCCGTTTAAGCCCGGCCAGCGTCGGCCGGCGCGCTACAGTCCGAGCGTGATCGTCTGGGACCGCGAACAACAGGTGTGGCGGTAGCTACGCGCGATAACCCACAATTATCGCGCGTAGTGGAATTTACCGGCGAAACCGGCGTATTCCCCTGTCCGCATAGGCCCGCAGCTCGGCGCGGGTGACGTATCCAACGATCTTGCCGCAGCGCACGCACTGGCCACCGCAGCCGCCGGCATCCTCGTAGGGGCGACAGGGGCAGCCGCCCCAGCATACGAGCCAGTGCCACCATCGACGGCTCACGACCAACACTCGTTCACGGCGTGTCTCCCTGTGCGTGCTGCAACAACAACTTCCGCGCTAGATCGCACAGCACCTTGGTGGTGGCATTTTCTTCGCCGGTCAGCATCACCCATTCGTTCCTGTCCTGGCCGGTCCATTGACCACCGCGATGAAACAACAGGACAGCCCTACCTAGACGATCCAGATCGCTCACGGCGCGTCTCCCTGTGTTCGGTGTATCTGAATTTATGCCGTACTCGATGAGCCTGCCACGGCCACCCGTAACCAGTTGAGGTAACGCCATGAACCTCGTCACTGTGCTCATCATCGTGCTGCTGGTGGTCGTGCTGGGCGGCGGCTACTACGGCTACCGCGGCGGCTACTACGGCAGCCCCTACGGCGGCTACTACGGCGGCATCGGCATCGTCGGCCTGATCCTCATTGTGCTGGTCATCCTGCTGGTGATGGGTCGCCTCTGATGGGCGTGCTCGAGCCAGAGCAGGACGACCGCTACGGCCTGCTGGGCATCGCTGATATGATCGACCGCATGAACGCGAACAAAGTCGGCGGATTCACCAACTGGAACGCGGCGAATGTGCAGGCGGCCCCTGCGGCGACTGCGGCGGCCGTCTCGCGCCGTGTCCTCTCGCCCATGGCCCTGTAGGCCGCGGCGCGTCGCCGGGTCCAATCGGATATCGTCACTTGCATACCTCGTTCCTTCCTTCCCAAGGGGCGGGGTTAGGGCCGGCATCGGTGTCGCTACCGATGCCGGCCTGCTTGCCGCGTAGCACACGCCGCGGCCCGACTGCCAGAACAACCACCCCAGGAACCACCCATGTCCGAGTCCACCTCGGCGCCGGCTGCCGACGCCCCCGCCACGCCAGCGCCGGCCAGTCAGCCCGGCATCAGCGTATCCGACGCCGCCCGCCTGCTAGGCCAGCAGCGACGAGCTGCACCGGCAGCCGCGCCGATCGCCCAGCCGGCCGCACCCGCCCAAGCCGCCCCAGATCGCAAGCCCAGCCCCAACGAGCTGATCGCCGCCGGGGCGAGCCCCCAGCCGGCACCCGCCGCGCCAGCCGCCCCGGCGCAGTCGGCGCTCGAGCGGGCGCTGGGCGTGCCAGCCGGCGAGCCGGCCAACACGAACCAGCCCGTCCAGCCGGTCGCCCAGATCGACATCGAGGGGCGCGCCTACACGCAGGCCGAGCTGCGCGAAGCCGTGCTGAAGAGCGCGGACTACACCGCCAAGACACAAGAGCTGGCGCAGGGCCGCCAGGCGCTCGCCCAGCAACGCCAGGCGCTCGACGCGCAGGCGCAGGCACTGCAGATGGTGCTGCCGTATATCCAGCCGGAATTGCAGCGCCTCGCCGAGAGCGTGAACCAGCAGGCGCAGATGCCCGACCCTGCGCTCGCCGAGTCAGATCCGGCGGCATACGTCCGGCAGCGCGCGCTATACGATCAGGCGATCGCCGAGCAGCAGCGCCTGGGCGGCCTGACGCAGCTGCAGCAGCAGGCGCAAGCGCGGGCGATGGAACAGGCCGTGGCGAACGCCAACGAACTGCTCGCCAGGGAATACCCGTTCTGGGCGGACCCGCAGGAACGTGCCACGGCGCAGGCGCAGATCGTCCAGTGGGCCACGACGCAAGGTGGTTTCGATCGGAACGAGCTGCGCAACCTGGCGTCAGCCCATCATCTCAAGACCATGATGAAGGCCATGGCCTACGACCGCTGGGTGGCCGGCGCCAAGACGACCGCGCCCACGGCATTGACCACAGCGCCCACGCGCGGTGTGCCCCCGCCACCGGCCCCGGCCGCGGCTGTACAGCAGGCACAGCAGGCGTTCGAAGAACGCGCCACGATCCGCTCGGGCGCGGCGCTGCTTGCCGCTAGGCGGGCCGCAGCGGGGCGTTGATGGCGTATGCCGCAAAACCACTTCCGATCGGCAGTAGGATCGGGCGCCTTAAGGTCGTGGCTAAAGAGGTGTCAGGCGCTCGGCGCAGGACAATCTTGGTGCGCTGTGATTGCGGCACTGAGAAGATGATGCTGAAAGCCAACCTGACCGGAAAGCGGCCGGCTATGTCATGCGGCCATTGCAACAGCGGCCACCCGATACGTGCGCGGGCAACGCCAGAGGCAGTGGCGGCAAGGGTTGCCGGCAAATTGCGCAGGCGTGGGCGATTGGCATTTTATCGCAATCTATCCGACGATTGACGCAACCACTGTCTGTCTCATAGTATAGACACCGCTGCCTGCCAGAGTGCTGGTCACCAACTGGTCAGGCGGGACGTGCCGTCGCTAATGCCCGATCGCGGCCCCGAGAGTGCTAGTCACCAACTCGGACCAGCCCCGTCGCCGCCATTGCGAAATCAACAATTTTGGTTTCACCGGCCCGGCGTATCTACGCCGCGCCATGCAATGGGAATCCGGCCATGGCCGTTGGCGCACAGGGTGCAGCACCCGCAAACACGTATATTCAGACCGCCGCCGTTGGGGTCCTCGAGGACTTGAGCGACGTCATTTTCCGCATCGATCCAGACGAGACACCCCTTGTCTCAGCGTGTCCCAGATCGAATGCGAAACAGATCAATCACGAGTGGCTGGTTCAGGAATTGAACGCCGCCAGTGATAATGCGCAGCCGGAAGGTTTCACTGCCGTAATGCAAGCTGCCACCGCCCCGGTGCGCTTGTCAAACATCGCGCAAATCCTGGCCCGCACAGTCGGCGTGTCCAACACACTGCGTGTCGTGGACGTTGCGGGCGGCGAGGATGAATACAATCGTCAGCTCGTATTGCGTGGCATGGAAGTCAAACGCGACCTCGAGCTGATCATAACCAGCCCGCTGGTTCGTACGATCACCGATCCGCGGCATATGTCGGGCCTACCGTGCTACTGCGTGAACGGCAGCCGCGGGGCCGGCGCTGGCGTCATGCCAGTGGGCAACGGCAGCAACGCCGGAACGCCTGGCACCAAGCGCGATCTGACGCTGGACCTCGTCAACACGGCGATGCAGCAGTGCTGGGTCGCGGGCGGCAAGCCGACACTCGGGATCATGAGCGGTAACGTGAAGAACTACTTCGCGACGCTGTCACAGGGCGGCACCGGCAACCCGATCGTCGCACAGAATATCCAGTCCACGACTGCACGCGAGGAAGTCACGATCCTCGGTGCCGTCGATGTCTACCGCACGAATTTCGGCTCGCTCAACCTGGCGCCAGATCGGTTCTGCCCGGCAAACCAGATCCTGCTGATCAGCACCGACTATATCGAGCTGTCGCCGCTACCAGAGCGCGACATGGTGCAGATCGACTTTGCCCAGACGGGCGATAACAGCCAAGGCGCGGTGATCTGGGAAGGAACTTTGACGCCCACGGCACCGAAATCCCACGCCTGGGTGGCTGACCTCAATCAATAGTTAAGGACCATATACCCAGATGGTCGCCATGACGTATGCTGTGGGGATGAGACATCCCCCCCCATGGCAGTCCCGTGTAGTCCAGCAGCAGTCTAATGACGGCTGCTGGCTTTGGCAGGGTCGTGTGGAACCTGGCGGACACGGTCAGGTAACCCGCGGCGGCAAGGTCTACCGCGTCCATCGCCTGGCCTGGGAAGATGCGTATGGTTCCGTACCTAGGGGCCATACCGTCACTCAGACATGCGGCATTCCGACATGCTGCAATCCCGCCCATCTCGTTCTGTCAACAATGGCAGAGCTAAGAAGATCCGAAGCTACGCCCTGGCAGGACCGCCTGACTAAGCAGGCAGACGGATGCTGGATATTCCAAGGCGCCCGTTCGACCGACGGCTACGGCCAGGTCAGACACGACGGCCGCACAGAGAGGGTCCACCGGCTCGCGTGGGAAGCCGCTAACGGCCCGATCCCAGCGGACATGCGCGTCTGTCATTCATGCGACGTGCCAGCTTGTTGCAACCCGGCACACCTCTTCCTTGGTACGCAGCAGGACAACGTAACGGACATGATCGAGAAGGGCCGTTTTAAGGGCCGCTCGTATCTCAACTCACTAAAGACGCACTGTCCATACGGCCACGAATATACCACCGCTAATACCATGACCTACAACGGCATGCGCTCGTGTCGTCAGTGCATGAACGAACGGTCAGCCGCACACCATCGCCAAGCAAGGCGCAAAGGCCAATGACCGCACCCCTATACGAGAGCTACAATCCCCAAACCCAGCGCGCCACCGAGGTCACAACGGACCCTGACACCGGCAATCTGGTCTTCATACACAGCCAGAATACGCGCCCGATTATCGAATCCGCCAAGGCTCTGGCTGCGAACTTCGACCCACACGTTGCGCGCCCTGCGCATGGTTTCACACACGTTGCGCGCATCCCCCTGGTGATTTGGCGCGAGCTGGAACGCCTTGGGATCACGCAGGACGAGAAGGCCATGAACAAGTGGCTGGACGAACGCGACAACTCGGTGTTCCGCGTAGACGACAGAAGGAAGCTCTGAGATGGCACAACCAACAAACGACAAGCACGACCCCCCGGCACAGATGAAGCCGATGACGCCGCCTGCGCCAGCAGCGACCACAGTCCCGGTGGAACCCACGCTGCCGGATGACATGGACCGCGTGCTGCTGCTGCGCCTCTATCCCGACCTCGGCTACGAGGAAGCGCGCGCCAAGGCGATCGCCGATGGTAAGGCTACCGCGGCAGCCGGCGCCGTGCTGGTGGCATCAGCGCAGAGTGACGTCGTAGGCGCCGAGCCGCCGCCACCGCCACCGCCGGCACCGCGGTCTGACCATCCAGACAGGAAGTAGGGGCGGCCTGGTGCCCACGTACCAGATGCTGCAGGACGAAGTCGCCTCGTGGCTCAACCGCGCCGACATTTCCGACAAAATGGCCGGTTGGGTTGCGATGGTGGAAACCGAGATCGCGCAGACGTTGAGGGCGCGCTGCATGGTGGTGACGGCCAACCAGCCGATTGACGCGCCATACGTCACCATGCCGCCCGACTTCTGCACGATGGCGTCTATACGCGACGCCACCACGGGCGAACTGCTCGAGCTTCGTGACGAGTGGTCGGGCCATTGGACGGGGCAACAGCACAACGTCTGGCGGGATGGCGCGATCGTCGGTGTGGGCACCCCATGCACGGCCTACCGGCTGGTCGAGGATTGCATAGAGTTCCTGCCGCACCCACAGATCCCCGATCCGCCGGACCCCACCTGGCAGCCGCAGATCGTACGTATGTCGTGGTATGCCAAGCCGGCGCCGCTACTGCTGCCCAGCGACACCAACACCGTCCTAGAGGCGCTCTATGGCGTCTACCTCTGGGGCTGTGTGCATCAGGGCGCGCTGTTCGAGTTGGACGACGACCGGGCCGCGCAGGCTGACGCGAAGTGGCAACAGGCTGTCACCCGCGCAAACTTGCACAAACAGCAGAGCGATTATTCCGGCTCACCGCTTAGAGCAGAAATAGCGGCTAGTTTTTAGGGATGCCTATGAGCATAGCTATTCCATGGCAGGACCGGGTAATCCCTGAGCCAAATTCCGGCTGTTGGTTGTGGGACGGCGCGCAGGCATCAGGCGGCTATGGCAAGGTTACTCGTGGTGGGAAGCAATTCCGCGTCACCCGTCTGGCCTGGGAAGAACGACACGGGCCAATCCCATTAGGCCTGTTCGTCCTGCATCGTTGTGACGTTCCCGCATGCTGCAATGTCGACCATCTTTTCCTTGGCACGCTGCGGGATAACGCGCGGGACATGGCGGCGAAGGGCCGCGTTGGTGGTGGATCACCACGACAGGCGACATGTAAATACGGGCACCCCTTCGATGCGGTGAATACCTACATCAAGCCGAATGGGGACCGTCGCTGCAGACTTTGCGCCCGACTCTACCTTCGACAGTGGCATCGGGCGAGAAGGACGCCCTGATGGCATATCCCATGCTCTCGAAAGAGTCGGTTCGCTACCGCGGCGATGGCGGACGCGAGCACTGCAGCCTGTGCAGGCATTTCGAGTCGAGCCGCGGCGGTCGCTGCAAGCGCGTGCTCGGGCAGATCTCGCCACGCGGCTGGTGCCGCCTGTTCTCGCAAGAGGCGCGCGGGCTGATCGCTGACGTAGGCCAGGCGGCGATCGGCGGCGGCCCATCGCTCGGCCTCGACTTCATGCAGCCCGGCGTGCTGGACCCGCGCATTACCTTCACCCGCGCGTCCACCGCCACGTATTTCGACAGCGCGGGCGTGATGCAGAACGCGGCGACCAACGCGCCGCGCTGGGACTATGATCCGGCCACGTTGGCCTTGCGCGGGCTGCTGATCGAAGAGGCGCGCACCAACGGCATCCCCAACGGAAATGCTGTAGGCGCAGTGGTTGGCGGCACGCTGCCCACCGGCTGGGCCGAGTCCAACAACACCGGCATCGCCCCTGCGGTGACCGGCTTTGGCACAGAGAGCGGCATTCCATATGTCGATATCCGGTTCGCTGGCACCACGTCATCCGGCACCGCGAACAACATATACATTGCGAACGGCACAGTGCCGGCTGGCAACAGTCAGGCGTGGACCGCCAGTGTTTATCTACGGCTGACTGCCGGAACGATGCCAGCCAACAGCGTCAGCGTGCTGGCAGCCAGTAACATCGGGCCACACTACCCGCCAACGGTTACGCCAACCGGCGCCCCGCTTGTGTCCCAGCGTTATCTGAACGCCTTCACCACCGCCGCTAGCGGCGTGACATCGCTCAGTCTGATCATCGGCATCTCAATGCCGCCCCTCACAGCAGTGGACTTCACGCTGCGTATTGGTGCTGCACAGCTAGAGGCCGGCGCCTTCCCGACGAGCTACATCGCCACGGCGGGCAGCGCGCAGACCAGGGCGCAGGACTACATGTCGATACCAACGGCTGGCTGGTATAGCACCACGCAAGGGTCGGTGGTCGCCAAGGTTGGTGGATTGTCCTGGAACGGTTCGGGCACGTTCAATAACGGCATATTTACGTTTGACGATAATGCCAGCAATCGGGTCAACGCGATCGACCTGATGGGGTTCACTAACAACGGCACATACATACAGCCAAATATTGCTGTTGCTGTTGGTGGGG